GGTGGTCGAGTTCGTTGCCGTACACCGCGTCAGGGATGCCTTCGGGGAAGGCGGTACAGGTGAACGGGTCGTCCAGGTTCGCCTTCGGCTTCAGGTGGCGGCAGGCGTTGCACTGGCTGCGGGGTCCGACGGTCATTCGTCGTCCTCCCACTCCACGTCCTCGATTTCCCAGACGAACGTGTCCGTACGGTCGGGCTCGGTCATGGGATCACCTCGACCACGATGTGGCGGTACGGCTCGCCTGTGGTGGCTTCGCCGCGCCAAGGGTAGACGTCGGTGACCATCTCGTCGGAGACGACACGGAACCGCAGCCCGTCCTGTAGCAGGATCTCCCGCTCCGACGTGGCTGTGGGTGCCTTGCCAGTGAAGGTGTCGCTGCTGACCTGGATGGCCCGCGTGCCGGCTGGGACGCGGACCTCCATCAGCACACCGTCGCTGGCCATGCCTTCGCCGGACATGAAGTCCATGGCGATGCGCCGATCAGCGGAGGTGGAGACGAACCCCTTGTCGCGGAACGTCCTGCCGACGAGGCTGCCCGGCTCGCTCGCCCCACGGCCGAGGCGGGACACGGACGCCATGCCGCGGAACACCGTGATGCCCTCGGTCAGGACCGACTGGTCCATGAGCCGGCGGATCTGGTCGATCGAAGCCTGCACCTCTTCGACGCTCGGCAGTGCACCGCGAGCGCCGGGTGGGGCGCCGACGCGGCCTCGGCGCATGAGGCCGAGCATGTGCGCGTCGCCGTGGCGCTGGTAGTACCGCAGCGCCGCCCCGCCAGCGCCTCGCTGCGGGAGGTCCTGCAGCTTCACCGGCGGTGCGGCGAGCGCGGTCGTGCGGGCTCGGCGTTCCTGTTCCAGGACTTCGGCTGGGCTGAGTGTCCGGTCGATCCGCATCGGCTCTGGCGGGTTCAGCCTCGCTGTCACCTGTGCTGGTGTCGCCCCACCACGTAGCGCGGTCACCTCGTCCACCAGTGTGGCTTTCGGTGTCCGGGGTGGGACGGTGACGCCGGCACGGTCCAGTTCCGTCCTCAGCGCAGCCAGAGACATGCGCTGAGGTGCGGGAGGAGTAGCAGCCTTGCGAGGTGTGGCCTTCTTGGCGGGAGCGGCCTTCGCTGCCTTGGTGGCCTTGGTGGGAGAGGTGGGGATGATCTCTACGTCGAGAAGGCGGGCGCCATTTGCGTTCAGTCCGCGATCACCGATGACTCGCAACCGCAGGCCACGGCCGAGCAGCAGTTCAGCCTCGTACTTGGAACTGGACAGTTGGACGCCCGGCGTTCCGGCCGGTGCATGTATACGGAGAACCGCTTGGCGCGGGCCGCCGAACGCGAAGCTGGCGGCCTCGGACTCACTGATGGTCGTCGACAGGTAGCCACGATCGATCCACTCGGCACCGACGAGGTCGTCTCCGAATCGGCCGGGGAAAATCTGGTCCAAGTCGAAGATTCCGCGATCCGCGACGACACCCTCGGTGAGCCTGGACCGGGCCATCACGGCGTCAATCGCGGCGACCGTCTCCCTGTACTCCTCAGGGAGGTCGCCGGCACGGAGGGCTGCTTGGATCTCCTCCGGCGCAGAGCTAACGCTTCGGTACTGACGAAGCGCGGCTCGCTCCTCGTCGCTGATGTCGATAGAGGGAGTCCGGCGGGAGACATACGACGCGGGTGCCGCCCGCTCCAGCGCCGTCTCATCCGAGGCGCGCAACGGCGACCGCACATCCGATGCCGCTGCTGCTTTCCGTGGCACTGCCTTCTTGGCGGGAGCGGCCTTCGCTGCCTTCACCGGTGCAACAGCCTGCCGGCGGGGCATGCCCTTCAACGCCTCACGCACGAACGTCCCGTGCGACGCGTACATACGGCCCACGAACTCGGGCGTGACCGGCTCCCACCGCACCGCGCGGATCTCACCCGTCGACACCCCGGCGTCGCCGAACCGGACCCGCGCCGCTTCTTCCGGCGACAGGTGACGGTGCATGACCGTCGTTTCCATCCACGCGTTGTCCGTGTTGCGCGGGTCGTCGACGTAGCCCCGGTACACCTGCCGGGCACCGGACATGTCCAGGTCGGCGCCGGTCTCCTCCAGGAACTCCCGCGCCGCCGCCGAGAGTGCCTGCTCGCCGTCGTCGACCATGCCGCCGGGGATGGCCCACTCGTCCGTGTCGCCACGGCGGATGACGGCCATCTCCAACTTCCCGGTGTCCGGGTTGTAGCGGGTGATGATCGGATCGGCGGCCGGGTTCTGGCCCCACTTCCCCAACAGCCCCCGGCCCTGGATGCCGGTACGGCCGAACGGGTTCATCGGCCGGCCCAGCTCGTCGAGCACCACGGGGCCCTCAAAGGACGTGAACTCCCTACCCACGGCACGCGGGTCGGGCGGATCGGCCCAGCCGCCGGGGCGGATGGTGCGGTCCTGGTCGAGCACCACCCGCGCGGTGTAGTCCGGCGGGTCGTAGTCCGGATACCTTGCCGTCCACGGAGCTTTCGCCGTCGGCACCGGGGCGCGTTCCGGGTAGCCGGCTGCCTTCTCGGTGCGGGACTTCGTCGCCCGGGTGATCCGGGCACGAGCCACAGTGGACGGAACGGGGGTAGCGGGGGGTGCGGCCGGCGTTTGGGCGAAGTAGCCCCGGCCCCTGTCTGTCAGCGTGAAAGTGCCGCTCGATGTGCGCTGGAGGTAACCCAGACTCTCCAGCGCCTCGGCATGCTCGCGTGAAGTGCCCTGCCAGTTCCGTGCGCCGCCAGGCGCGTCTCGGGTGAGCGTCAGCACCTCTTCACGCTGGCGCTGACGGGCTGCCGCTGTCGCGCCACGGTGGCCGGGAGCGAGCGGGTAGCGATCGGCGACCGGAGCAGCGGCCTTCTTCGCGGCCTTCCGGGGAGCGACTGTGAACGGTGCCGGAATCGGTTCCGGCACGGCGATCCCGCGACGCTTCAGCGCCGACTCCCGCTGCGCCCCGGTCAGCGCCGCCCAGTTCGGGATGTCGTTCTCCCGAGCCAAACGGTCGATCGCCTCGCTGCGGGCAAACCGCCGCGCTGCGAACGCCTCAAACTCGGCCCGGATCTCCTTGACCCTCGCGGCCCGGTTCGGCGCCGCGTCGAGATCAGCCTGGAGCCGCCGAACCGCCGCATCCGGAATGTCGTCGGCGATCCGCGCCGTAGTCCCGTCGGCGTACCTCGCGACGACGACAGTGCCCTTACCCCAGCGGCTCGGGAAAAGTTGGATTTCCGGCGACGGCACCGCGCGCAGCACCCCACCAGCACCGGATCCCGGTACCGCTCGGGCGTACTCGGCGTCCAGCACGTCCAGCACAGCCCGCGACAGCGGAGTGGCGCGGGAGCCGTTCATCATCGCGTCGGCGAACGCTTCGGCGATGAACTCATCGGTGTTCGTCTCGGCGTAACCGGAGATGCGCTTCGCGCCCGCGACGCCACCATGCGACTGCACCAGCTCGTCGATCTGTGCCCGGGCGGAGCGCTGCAACCGCAGCACGTCCAGGGCGTGGCCCATCTCGTGCACGGCCATGCCAGCCGGGTTGTCGAACGGATGCCAGTGCGCGTCGGAGTCGCCGGCCAGTTCGGATAGGTACCGCTGGCGGCGCTCCACAGAGGAGTACCGCTCGGAGAAGATCAGCCGGCGGCCGTCGAGCTCGGCGTACGACATGAGCAGCCGGCCGGTGGCGATCTCGTCCAGCTGGATATCCGGGTACCGATCGATGACCCGCAGCACACCCTCGGCGTGCTCGCGAGCAGTGTCGACCGAACCGCGCAGGTCCACGCGAACGTCGTGGCCGGTGATGCGGCGATACTCGGCCGCCAGCACCCTCGACACGGCCTCGGGCGACTTCGCCTCGAGCAGGATCGGCCGCACCTGCGCCTGCGCACCCGGGCTTCTGGCAGTTCCGCCCGGCCGGGCAGGGAGGCCCATGCTCTGCCGTGCTCGCGGTGTCGCGCGGTCCCAGTGCCGCATCCAAGCCCGCTGCGCGTCCTTGCCGCTGTGGCCGGCGGTGATCCGCCGCCACTGCGCCTGCAGCCGCTGCACCTCGGCGGGCTCGCGCTGCTCCCGGTAGAGCGGCTCAGCCCAGCAGTGGCAGTGCGGGTGGAAGGCCATCCCGTCCTTCGCCACCGTCGCCGACGCACGGTTCACATACACCGCACCGCGAGAGGCGAGCATGGAGCAGAATCCGCACGCCCGGCCGGACAGCCGCCGGCGCCAACCGACCACACCACGGCCTGACGTGGCAGTGCGGGTGATGACGTCGCGGTCGCCGTTACGTACCGCCTCGTCGGCGACACCGGACATATTCGTCGCCATGTGCCGCAGCGCCTCGTCGGTGTCCTGCCCGCCGGCGATGGCGGACTTGAAACCGATCGGGCCGGTGATCTCCAGCCGCTTGCGCAGCCGCGCCACATCCAGCGACCCGGGCACGGGCTGCACCTGTGCGCCGTGCAGGGCGCCATGGCGGGTCAGGTACTGCATGGCGCTGTTGCGGTTGATGGCGTAGCCGGCTTGGATCCGGGAGATCAGGCCGTCGACAACACCCCAGTACCAGGTTGCGATCGCGGCCGGATCAGCGCCGAGCGCAGCCGAAGCGACGATCGACACGACACCGCCGGCAACGGTGGCGACGTTCTTCTGGTGCTGGCGCGACAGCCGGTCCGCGGTACCGCCTGGCCCACCCTCGGCGGGCCACGACCGGCGTGCCGGCGGTGACCTACGTGCGGGCGGGCTGCGGCGTGCGGGCGGCCCGGGCTGAGCCAGCGGAGACGTCACCACGCGCCCCCTCGATCAGGTCCTCGGGCTCCGGTGGCGGGGTGGTGGCAGCGTCGCGCATGCCGTCCATCTCCTCGGCCGCCGCCTTCCAGCGGGCCAGCTTCTGGTCGGTCATGTCGGGCCACTCTTCCCACAGGACCTGCGGGGGAATGTTCAGCATCTGCGCGCCCTTACCAAGGGCGTCGACGATGGCGCCAGGCGAGTGCAGGCTCGTATCCCGCCACACCACCTGAGCGGACATGTCCTCCCAGGTTTTCTCGTCTTCCATCGCCTTGCCGCACAAGCGCATCATCTGCTCGATCGATTCACCGAAGCTCGTCTTGTGCTCGGCGATGTCCTGCTTGTGCCCGGCTGCCAGCAGCTCGAGCGCCTCAGCTGGGACGTTGGAGATGCCCGACCCGATCACCATGCTCTGTGGTGGGACCTGCGCCACGCTCGCCATGTGCAGCAGTACCTTGTCCCGCGACTCGAGGTAGCCGCCGACCTCGGTCTGGGAGAACTCGCCAAACTTCATATCCGGCGACGTGCCGGCGAGGATCTGATCGACGGCGACGTTGAACAGCGGCGGCAGCGGGTTGTTGTTCGCGTCGACCCGGGTCTCCATGCCCGTCACGTATCGCTGGCGAAACGCCGCGTACTGCAGAGCCATAGCAAGGCTGAAGGTGATCTGGTTGACCTGCTGCTGCAGCCACATCAGGGGCTCGACCTTGCCGCGCGGCACACCTAGGTCGTAGCGGTCACGGAACCGCACCACCGGAACCACGGTTAGGTCATGCTCTTCGACCGATACGATCTGCGGCTCAACGTCGGGGGAGTCGCTCGCTTTGACCGTATAGATCGCCTCGTCGTCAAAGATCCTGGCCAGAATCGTCTTCTCTTGGCCGTAGCGACGCTCGTGCATGACTTCCATGGCCAACTCGGGCCACTCGTCGTTTGTCGGATCCACGTACAACGCGGTCATCCGGCACGCCGACATCGGCGTGATCACAGGGACCGGGTCACCCGGCAGTACGAGGGCGTACGACACGCCGTGGGCGATCGCAGACCGGTACAGCGCCGACTGGCGGGCATCCATCCTGTTTGGCTGCCACACCGCATTCCAGATCTTCGCGTTTTCGGCTGACGGCGCCCGGCCATTCGGGCCGGTAGGGCGAAAGCCGTCGGCGAACAGGTTCTGTGCCACCGACGTGACCACGAGGTCGAGCACGTTAAACCGGGACTGCTCGACGAGCATCCGGTACTCGCGGGTTGCGCGCCGCGGCACATACACGCCGGCGGCCTGGCCGTAGAGGCTGTCCGCTAGCACGGCGTCGATACGCTTCAGCCGCGGCTGCTCGCTGGCGCGAGCCTCACGCAGTGCCCCGAGCGCCTCCCTGATCTGGGCAGCTGAGAGGGGCATCGCGTCACCACCCCACGACTAGACCCGGACGTTTTCCTGTTGGTTTCGTTGCGGCCTCGAGAGCGCCGCTGTTCAGTACGATCCGTCGCCCCATGCGGGCGCCGACCATGCACACCGCGAGGTCGACGAGCTTGTCAGAGTCGCGGGTCACCTTGCCGAGGCTCGTGCCCCACTGGTTCTTCCGCGCCCGCGCGTTGTGGACGTGCAGTCGCAGGGCAGCGTCGCCGTCGTGCGACAACGCTCCGTCCTCGTCGATGTCCTTGGCGGTCTGCTCGGCCGCCTCGGTGAAGAACCGGTTGCGGTCGTTGCCGCCACGCGACGAGAGCCGCATGTCGAACAGCACCGCGTTGCCGGTCTGTACACCCGGCGTCGCCCAGACGAGGACGGTGTCGCGGAAGTCGCGGTGCCACTGGTTGACGAGGTTCATCCAGTACAGCGACTCGTCCGAGTCGTCCCGCGCCGGCGAGGGATCCACGCCGAACCACGTCACCCGGTACCGGTCGAACGCCAAACGGACCGAAGCGTCGACCTCGTTACGTGGCGCCAGCCAACCTTTGCCGCGGTCGCCGCGGGGCCGCTGCCACATGCCGAGCGTGAACACATGCCCGTCGTCCAGCCGACATCCGACCAGCCCGGTCGCGTCAGTCGACTTGGAGCAGTCCAGGAACATGGCGATCGGGTCGTTGTCGGTCACGATCAGGTCGGGCCGGGAGAGGTCGTCGAACCGTCGCGGGTCGACCCAGGCGTCCTCTCGGGCGGCGAGGCCGTTGCCGTAGAACCGGATCGTGTCCGCCACACTCGTGCGCGGGTCGAGCACCTCGCCGGCCAGCCGCTCCAGGTCGGCCCACGGCGCATCCGCGTAGGCGGCGCGGAGGAACTCCGCCAGGCCGTCCTCGGTGTAGATGTCCAGCTGCGGTGGGGCCTCGATCGAGTCGTACAGGATGTCGACCCGCCGGGTCCGGCCGGAGACCTGCGCCTGCCACGCCTCATACGTCCGCTCAGCGACCGAATCGGACCCGGGCGTGTGGGCGTTGGTGAACTCGCACAGCCTGGCCTGCAGTTCGCGTGGGCTCTTGCCGACGTTGCGCCGCGCCACCTCGGCCGTACGGTGCCCGCCGGACGACTCAGTCATGTGATGCGACTCGTTCAGTGCGATCGCCGTCGCCGGGTCGCCCTCGGACGTCTTCTCCGACGCGGTGAGGATCTCGTGCCGGCCGCCGCCGTCGACAATCGTGCGGGTCTCGCCGCAGTCGATGCCGAAGTACTCCCGCGTGCGCCGCGGCAACAGCGCATTCGCCACGCGCAGCACATCCTTGGCCTGAGCCTCCGAGTTCGCGGCCACCTGCACCAACGGCAGCCGGTGGCGCTCGCCCACCCAGCGTCCGTCACGGTGCACGAGGTGCGTCGGGCCGATCAGCTCCCCGTCGAGCCAGGCGCCGGCGAACGGGTCCTTACCGGTGCCCTTCGCGCCCCGCTTCAGCCCCGACCGGTACACCCACCGGCCCGTGAGCGGGTCGAACGCGTACCAGAGGATCAGGAACCGCTTCTGCCCGGGCGTGAACCGCCACGGCTCGCCGGTCAGGTAGTGGATCAGCCCTGGGCCGTCCTCGTCCTCACGGCGGCCCTCGGCCCAGTCGATAACCTGCGGCCCGATCGACGCGGCGATGAGCTCGTTCTTCGCCGCCTGCTCGGCGGGCCAGGGCAGCGTGCACCAAGCCTGCGTACCGAACCAGGGATCAAGGAAGTAGCCGGGAAGAATCTCGGCGTCAGAGATCGCGGTAGTCATCCATCTTCGCCACCGGCGCGGGCGCCGCGGCGAGCCGTCGGCGCTCCACCTCGACCTTCAGCCGCCGGCGGGCACCCTCGGTCGTCATCAGCTCGCCCATCGCCGACCAGATCTTGCCCAGCAGTGCCGCATTCGGCGGCTCAGCCAGCATCCGGGTCATCTCAGCCGCGACCAAGCGCGCCGCAGCCCAGTCGGAGGGCTCCATCAGCTGCGCCTGGGCCGAATCGGACAGTGACTGGTACCAATCCTTGGCGAGATCATGCCAGGATTCGTCCGCCGGCGGGACCTCGACGACGCCAACCACCTTGACCGGTGTGGCTGCCGCCTTCTCCGCCTTCGTGACGTGACCGAGCCTCTGAGAGGTGCGCTTTGGCACGGGGCCGCGAGTGCCCACCGCTACCTCCTCAGAAGAGGGTCGGGTCTCGATCGGGCAATCTGCCCCGCCGAATTAGCCAGTGCCGCTCACGCACACCCCGCTCGGCATGACAGTTGGCACACCGAACGACGCAGTACCGCTCAACGTGATCTAGATACCGCCGCAGCCGCGTGGCGTTCTGCAATTTCGACCTGTCCTCGTACCAACCGAGGTCCGATCGCTTCGTGGATGGATCAATGTGGTCGAAGTGCAGTGCGGCCGGGCTCCGGCGATAACCGCAGTCGACGCAACCCCGACCCAGTTTGAGCGCGTCCAGAATGGCCACGGCATTCGCGATGTTCTCCGCATAGCGCTGCTTGGATGCCATCAGCGGCACCCCCATGGCCCAAGATCGCAAACTTAGGAGTTGCCTGACGCCCTATGCCGTGCCGGTCGCGGGATGGGTTGACCGAGGGGTCACCCCCCAGGGGTACCTACGTCAGCAGCCCTGGGTGGCGTGGTGTGCGCTTGGCTGCGCGGTGCGTGGACCAGCGCGCTTGTGCTGCCTGCCGCCCCGTCTTGCTTGCGTGGTGATCCTTGCACTTGGTGGCCAGGTTCTCCAGCGTGTGGTCTGCCGGGTCGCCGAGGTGGTCTGCCTCGAGTCCGGTTGTGATGGGGCAGCGTTGGCCGTTGGGCAGTGGCTGGGTGCATTGCCACCCGTCCCGGGTGAGGCACGCTCGCCGGATCTTCGCCCACCCCTGGGGTAAGGGTGTGCTGCGGCGGGAGGTGGATCCTGCCCGGGGGGGTGTCGGGTGCCCGGTCATGTCAGAGCATCCCCATGTTCTGTTGTCCCCCCGGGTATTGCTGGGCTAGGTCCTGATCCCGACCACGTCCACACCGATCGAGGCCACGTTCAGCAGGGTGGAGACGGTGACGACACAGCCCTCGGCCGTCTTCGTGCCGGCCTTCACGGTGGCGTGGACGTTGCCCAGGGCTGCCGTACCGGTGACTGTTTCGATCAGGACGGCGTACTGGGCGTCGGGGAACGGCTCGGGCCAGGTGATGGTGACGTCGGTGGAGCCGAGCAGTGGGCCGATGGTGGTGCCGGTGCGCTGGGTCTTGGCGTTCACCTTCGCCAGGTCCTTCGCCAAGGTGTTGACCTTGACGGTGAGGCGGGACAGGCGGTTGGCTAGGCCGCGCAGGGCTGAGGTGAAGTCGGAGACGTTCATCGGCCCCCCGACGCAGCGATGCCCAGATCCTCTCTGCGAGGGTCTGGGCATAGTGGTCCTACCGACCGAAGTGTTGCACGACATCCGTGGATGGATCAAGCAGCGAGGTCGAGAATGTCGGCGAGCCGATACCAGCGTCGGCCGTGGGATGCGATGGCCACGGCGTGCAGCTGTCCGCGGTGCGCCCAGGACCGTACGGTGACGGCGGGAATGCCGAGGTAGCGCTGGGCTTCCGCGGCGGTGATGATGCGGCGCTCGTTCATGGGCTCGCCCTTCGGCGGTTCCGCACGTCGACGACGATCAGATCGACCCATGCGGCCACGAACAGCACGCAGCAAACGAGGATGAAGATCAGCCCTGGCATGGGGATGCCAAAGCCGCCTCCCGCGATCGTGGCCACTGTCGCCACAAGAACACCCAGAGCAGACAGTCCGCCCAGATGGACCAAGATCTTCATGCTGCTGCTGCCTCCACTCCGGCGTTGTCCTGCTGGGTGCGTAGGTGGATCCATCCTCCGTCTCTACGATGCCATTTCGTCTTACAGCGGGAGCATTCGATAACCGTGTCGTACGGGTCGAGGTAGAGCTGAGTGTCGCAGGCCCTTCCGCCGCGGTGCTGCGGGCAGCGGCCGGCCGAGTAGCCGCGCCTCTCGGCGGCGCGCTGGTAGACGTGCAGGGCTCCGGCGATGGCGCGGATGTTGCCGGCGAACTCGTCGACGGCGGGATGCTGGTCGCAGGCCCATTCGAGGCGGGTCAACAGCCAGGCGGACATTTCAGCAACGGTGGGTAGCGGGGGTGTCTGGTCGAGGTCGAGAGCCCAGTCGCGCACCCAGAAGTCGAGCACACCCAGGGGTGTGTCTTCGCCGGGGCAGAGCAGCGACAGGTCGTGCAGGTTCAGCGGCGGTTTGGACTCGAATACCCGGGTGAGGATTTCGCTCACGCCCCGCACCGCGGCCGGGTCGAGGTCGGCGTAGGCGGGGGCGATGGCTGACAGGTCGTCGTGGAGTCGCTCCCGACAGCCGTCGCACACCTGCGGTGTTTTCGGATACCGAGGGTTGCTCTTCGGGCGGAAGGTCGGGCAGACAACGCACAGGGCTTCGCTCATCTCGCCTCCGTGTCGTGGGTGGGGAAACAGCGCGGGCAGGGTTTTGATGCGAAGTCGGCCACCGACCGTTCTTCGCTGAGCACCCAGCCGACTTCGCCGATGCGCATGTGGCCGTCCGGCAAGGGGCCGCGGATCTGGCCGATGCGCCTTTCGCAGCGGGTCCGCTCGCCGCTGATGGCGTGATGAGGGATGCCTTTGCGAAGTGCTGCGATCCAGACGTCGCTCACGGTGTCTGTCCTTCGTCGTGGGTGGGGACGATCACGGCAGCACTCCAAGCAGCAGCAGTAGATCAATGACGCCTCCACCGCAGACCAGCACGACGCCGACGGCCATAGCGACCAGTCCACCGATCCAGAACAGGCGCTCGCCGCGCTGCGCGCTCATGGCCTCTCCTCGCTGTCCGGCCACGTGTACTCGTAGGTCACGCCGTCGACGGCCTGGCCGTAGGCGCCAGGTCCGAAAACGGTCACGGCGGTTGGCTTACCGTCGCGGTCGGCCGTTACCCAGAGCGTCACGCCAGCCACGTTCATCCACCAGCGGCCGGTGTCCATCTGCTCGATGTGGACCCAGTCGCCGACCACGAGCTCGTCGAACTCGGTGTCCTGGAGCACCTTCACCGTGGAGTGCTCAGAGGACACTGCGTCGCGCTGGTCGGACTGGACGTGGTGGCTCTTGCCGTAGCCCGACCTGCCGGTCATCTCGTGGACGAGCAGGCGCCAGCGTGATCCGGCTCGCGGTTTCGGCGCGCTCATCGCGCGCTCTCCTCGCTGTCCGGGTACCGACCGGGACGGGGCCGGCGGGACTCGACCAGCGCCTCCAAACGGCCGCGACCCATGCCGGCCTGATGCGCGAGCAGCACCATGTCCGCTGCGAAGTCGCGATCGTCAGGGTCGGTGAGAACCTCAACCAAGGCTTGGGCGATGTCGCGACTAACCTCGTTGAATACTCGCTCGACTTCCGGGCTC